AATGGAATGTCTCAGTATAGAAAAGAAATGGCTGCACTAGAAGAAGATCGTAAAAATATTATTAGAAAGATGATTACCGAACTTGAAAAGTATGATAAAAAGCAAAACTTATCAAGTGAAGAACTTATAGCATATTCTGAACTTCAAAATAAAGTAAAAGACCTTGAACTAAAAGTTGATAAAGATTTCATATTAAAAAGAAATGATATATTTAAAAAGTATTATGATGAAGTACAAAAATCATTAATGACAAATAATGATGCTGAAATAAAAGAAACTACTAATAAATATAAAGAACTTATGGAAATAATAATTGATTATAAGAATTTTGCTTATTCAACAACAGTAGTAGATGAAAGAGGTTTTAAAAATACACTTGATTTTGATAAATTTATGGCTGATGCATTAGGATTTAATCTTAAAATTGAACAACTTACAAAAGAAAGGGATGATAAAATAAAAGAAATAACTAACAGATCATTTAATGAAGAATCTAAATCTATGGAAGTAAAGTTCATCAAAGAACTTGAACTTCTTGAAAAATATGGTAAAGATGAGACTGTTAAACATAAGGCATCCAAAGAGTTAAGAGATATTGAAATGGCTAAGGAGTTAAAAGAATTTGAAGGCAATGAAGAAGCAATAGCCGCAATTAGAGCAAAATATAGACAAATAGATATTGATGAAGAAAAGGCAAAGACTGATAAAATAAATTCTTATAGACTCGAAGTAACTAATTCTTCTATGAGTACAATAATAAAACTTATAGATTATATTTCTCAAGCCCAAAGTGATGCTTCTAATAAGGAAATTGCTAATATAGATGCTCAAATAGCAAAGAATGATGAAAAATATAATAGACTATTGGCTAATGAACATTTAACAGCCAATCAAAGAACTGAAATAGAAAGAAAAAAGGCACAAGAAACTGAAAAAATAGAAGAAAAGAAAAGAAAAGCAATTAAAGAGGCAAATATAAAACAAGCCGAAATGCAACTTATACAAATGCAGATATCTATATTTCAATCTATATTAGCATCTTCTCAAATGGGTTATCCAGCAGCAATACCTTTTATTGCCCTTAGTGCAGCATTAGGTGCAACAGAAACAGCTTTAGCAGTAGAAAAGATACAAGAACTTAAAAAGGCTAAAAGAGGTATATTGGTTGGTCCATCACACGAGCAGGGTGGGATAAAAATGGAATTAGAAGGCGGTGAAGCAGTTATAAATAAAAATAGTATGTCAAACCCAACATTTAGATCAATCGCATCAGCCATAAATGTTGCTGGTGGTGGGGTTCCTTTTGCCAATATAGGTGGTTCTAATCCATTATCAGCAAGTATAGATGAAGCATCATTAAAAGCAATAGTAAATGCTGTAAGAGCAATTCCTGTGGTGGTTACTGAAAGTGATATAACTCAAACACAAAGAAAAATATCTGTAATAGAAAAGAGATCTATATTAGGATAAAATAAACAAAAATATATTTAATAATATGAAAAACTTACCAGTAAAAGAATTATTTATCAAAGATATAGGAATAGACGCTGTATCACTTGTTGAATATCCAGCAATAGAAGAAGACTTTATTTATTTTAATAGAGAATTAGTTGAAGAAAACTTTTCAGATAATATAGATGAAGAAAAACATATTATATCTGGACCAATTCTGATCCCAGATAAATTAATATTTAGAAATATACCAGACAATCATTATGTATTCTTTTCAAAAGAAACTGTAAGCGAAATCGCACAAAAATATCTAATCGAAAAGAAAAATGATATAGTAAATATAGAACATAAAGATTTTGTTGATGGCATCTCATTAATAGAAAGTTGGGTTATAGATGATCCTAAGATGGACAAATCAGTAACACTTGGATTTTCTAATCTAACTGAAGGCACTTGGTTCGGATCATATAAAGTTAATAATGAAGAAGTATGGAAAAGTATTAAAGAAAAACAACTAAACGGATTTAGCATTCAGGGAATGTTTTTAAGATCATTTTATAAAGTAGAAAACAAAGTAGAAAGCGAAGATGATAAAATTTTAAATCAAATAATAGAACTATTGAAAAATAACTAACCACCCCATAAATAGTATTTGTGGGTTTAAACCATCAGAATAAATCTGATGGTTTTTTTTTTGTTATATGGAAATATTTTACTATATTTGTAAAAATAATGCAAAAAACATCAAAGGGCGGACAACTTTATTTATATATAATATAACTAATATAAACAAAAAATAAAAGACAGATTATGAAAGTAAAAGAACTAAAAGAACTAAAAGAACTAAAAGAACTAAAAGAACGAAGATGCAGTTACACTAAATGTAACTGCATCTTAACTGGTAGAAAAGATAAAAAGTTTTGTAGTAGAAAACATAAAGATACAGTTGGGAAAAGTAGAAAAAGAAAATTATTAAAATTAAAGCAAAAGTATAGTGAGTTTTTTAAATATTTAATTGATAATAAATTAACATTAAATTGTTATGAATATGAAGGTGAATATAAAATTGAGTATTTTGATAATTATCTAAGAGACCAAAAAATAAATAAAATTATTAAAAATAAATAATATGAATATGAAAAAAGAAAAGATTATAACACAAGAAAGATATGAACAATCATATCAAATAATGATGCATCTTTGTAATGTAGTAAAACCAATAACATTTGATAAAATAAAAGATGACTTATATGAATATCTATTATATGAAGATATAGATTTAAATATAGAACCACTTAAAATCTATAAATTATATAACAAAAAATAAGTAAAATAATAAATTAAGTATTTAAACCATCAGAATAATCTTATGGTTTTTTTTATTTATTTTTTTGAATAAAATGAACATTTCTATATATATAACTGAAACAAAAAATTATTTATATATGGAAAGTAAATTAGTGATTAATAAAATTAAAACATTATTGGGTTTAGATACAAAAGAAAACTTTACAGATGCTAAACTTGCTGATGGAACAATAGTTAGATTTGACAATCTTGAAGTTGGTTCAACTATAAGTTCAATAGATGTTGATGGTAACATAATCCCATTAATACCAGGTGAATATACATTAGAAGATAAAACAATTGTTACTGTGGAAGTTGATGGAATTATTGCAACAGTAATACCATTTGTAGAAGTAGATGCTAAATTATCAGTTACTGAAGGATTAGCAGATCCAATAATGAATCCAGAAGATCCATCTACACAATCAGAAACACAAAATGTAGTTGATATTCTTGCTCTTATAGATAAAATAACAATATTAGAAAATAATATAGATTATTATAACACATCTTTTAACACATTAGAATTAAGAATAAAAGCATTAGAAGATTCAAACACATCTTTATCTACACAAGTAGAAGAATTATCAAAACAACCAGCAAGTGAATCGGTTGTAAAACAATTTAATAAAACGGTATCATCTGATGGTATTGACGCAATAAAAAAATACTTAAAAAAGTAAAAAAAATAATAAATTAATATGGCATTTGACGTATCAAACATTTCTAAATTTACCGATCAGGTAAGTCAGGAATTAGTAAAAAAATCAGTTCTTTCAGGTAGAACATTAGAATATGTAACTATTATACCTGGTGTAAAGTATTCAACAGCACTTAACATTTTAGATAACACTCCTGTTATCGCTAATGCATCTTGTGGATTTGGTTCCCCAACTGGATCAGTAGTATTTAAACAAAGAAACATTTTAGTTTCTGCACTTGAAGTGAAAGAAACTCTATGCGAAAAAACATTAGAACAATACTGGATGGGTAAGATGATGAAACCAGGTTCTACAAAAGATGTAGAATTCGGACCTATCTTAGCTGAATCTTATGTTGAGAAAATTAAACTTGCAAACGAATTTGAAATTTGGCAAGGTATTCTTGGCTCAACTCAATCTACTTACACAAAATTAGATGGATTTTTAGTACACGCAACTACAACTAATGGTTCTATCGGTGCTACTTTATCAGCTGCTCCACACACATCAGCAAATATAATTGCTCACGTTGACGCAATGGTTGCTGCAGTCCCAGAAGCAATCTTAGATCGTGAAGACTTAATTCTATTTATGTCTTATGGTTTGTATAACCTTTATACAGCAGCTTTAAGAACAGCAAACTTATTCCACTATAATGGTGAAAATGGTTCAGATTATATAACTTTCATTCCTGGAACATCAATCAAAGTGGTTGCAACAAAAGGTTTAAATGGTTCAACTAAAATGTTACTTACTTATGGTGCAAACTTAGTAGTAGGAACTGACCTTTTAAACGAAGAAGAAAAATTCGACATTTTCTATTCAAGAGATAATGACGAAGTAAGAGTAAATATACAATGGAAAATAGGAACACAAATCTACTTCCCAGAATATGTTGTAGTTAATTACTAATAAAAAAATTAAATATCGGGCATCAAATGCATTTAATTTGATGCCCTTTATTAAAGAAAAAAATATAAAATATAATATGAGTTGTTTATTAACATCAGGTATAGCAAAAGGGTGCAGAGATAATTCAGGTGGTATCAAAAAAGTATTACTTGCTAATAAATCAAGCCTTTGGAATGTAACTCCAACAGCAGAATCTAATTTAGATCTTGGATTAATATCAAATATTAACCTTGCTGATTCAGTTGGTGCTCCAACAAAGTTCTTTGAATTTGTCCCTAACAAAATGTCATCTAACTGGGTAGAAAATATTCAGTCAAACGTTCAGAACGGAACAATCGGTTATGAACAAGTTTTAACTCTTATCTTCTCTAAAAATGAAGCATCTAAAAGAAATCAAATCAAACTATTAGGTCAAGCCGAAATAGTGGCAATAGTTCAAGATTTTAATAACAAGTATTTCTTACTTGGTGAATATAATGGACTTGAAGTAACTGGTGGTAAATCTGATTCTGGAACAAATTTAAATGATCTTAATGGTTGGTCAATAACCATCGGTGGAATGGAACCTAATCCTGCAAGAGAAATATCAGAAGGTATAATTGCTGGTTTAACAATATTACAAGCAACAGATCTTGCAACATCCGCAATCGACACTGACACAGCAACACTTGCTTTAACAGAAGGTGAAGGTGATGGAGTAGCAATCTTTGTAAAAGAAGCAACATATACAGAAATACTTCCTACAAACGGAACTGAATATACATCAAGTTTAGTATTTGAAACAGGTGATCAGTTAATAACTTCTGGATGGTATTGTGTTTATTCAGGTGTATATTCTGCTCCTTTAGTAATAACAGCACTTACAACTGCAACAAAATACTATGTAAGAGCATTTGAATATGCTGGAACAGGTATAGATAGAATATATTGTATGAGTAAGAATGGTGCAAATCCAATCTCATTTCAAACAATTTAATTTCATAATAATCTTTTTTTAAGGGGTAGAGCAATCTACCCTTTTTTATTGTGTATAAATCACACTAATCTATATTTAATATTAAATGAAATAATATGATATTACTCACTAAAGAAATAGAAAACACAATATATATCACAATTAATGATAGATTAGGCACATACTGGCCAATATTTGAACTAAAAAACTCTCAATCACAAGTTAGATTAGCAGAACCATTAACCTTCATAAAACAAAATTCAAGATATTCAGAATATACAATATCTAAAAGTTTATGCGACCACCTAACACCAGGTCAATGGGAATATAAAATATATGGAACAGAAATAGAAATAAGATATCAAACTATTGGAACTCAATCAGTTCCTTATATCTATTATGGTGAGACTATTGATGGACAAATAGTTACTGATGATTTAGAATTATTAGAAGAAGGTTTATCAAGAGTTACAATAACGGATGAAGAAAAAACTATATACACGAATATTGATGATATTTTTGTATACCAAGAAGAAAAATAAGATATGGAAAATATAAATAAATATAATCTATCGCTAATAAATCTATCACAAGTAGAATTACCAAAACCAATAGAAAATACAAGATTAGACTGGGTACAATTCGGAGAAAGAAATGAATTCCCACAATATCTTATCGATCTTATGAATAAATCAGCACTTCATAATGCGATACTCGTATCTAAGGTAGAGATGATAATAGGTGATGGTTTATATGTTGAGGAAGGTGAACTACCTACTCCTAATCCAAATGAATCTATGAATGATTTATTAAGAAAAATTACTTGGGATCTTGAATTGTTTGGTGGTTTTTATTTAAATGTTATATGGGCAAAAAATAG